TGCAGGTCGATCATTTTACGCCCAGTTGTTTGATGCTCGTCTCAAGGACAGCGAGACGGACACCGGTTGTTTGCACCGTCCTTTGCAGTTCCGTAATTGCAACTTCCGTTTTTGCCTTCCAGTCTTGTACCGTCCAGCACAAGAACGCCAGCAGGGCAGATGTTATCCATCCTGCCCATGAGCTTTTGAATCGCTTTAGTTCGCTGTTTTCGTTGTTTGCTGAGTTTCCCATGATCTAGTTCGGTAATTTGTTAATGGCTACCTTGCCAACATTCTTAGTCCATTAAATCCTCTCGGAGATGTCGAAACCGCTGGAATGTCAGCAGACACAAGCGGATGCGGGTATGTGTAGGGGACATACCCCGACAGCGTCGCATTCGTGTAATGCTCCCCCGCACGAATAGTCAGGTGCCCCGCGCTGAACCCGATCGCCGTAAGTCCCTCTCGCGTGTTGTTCCATTGATACCACGGGAACGTCACTTGATCGTTCGTTGTCCATGGGCGCGTCGGCGTGTCACCGCTCACAATAGATCCACCCCACCGCCCCGGCTGGTCAAGTGAGTGAGTCACCTTTCCTATCTTATAGGTTTCCCCGGATGAAAAGTTCAGGTCGTAGTAATTCTGATCGGTGTCAGAAGTCTGCGTTGCAGCCCGAAATGTGATCGTGTTGGCCGTGTTCGCCGTGATTTCCGAGAACGCATTACCGCGCATCGCAACTGGTGAGCCGGTTGCCGGCGTTGTTGGCGTCGCTCCGAATGGAAGTGTAAAGGTGAAAGTGTTCGCGTCAACTACAGTTATCGAAATGCTCATTCCATTCCACTGATCCTGCGCCGCGCCGACGATGGAGATTTTCCATTCATTGGAGAATCCGTGAGCGGTGCACGTTGCGGTTGCCGCGGAACCTGAGCGCGTAAGAGAACTGATCGTTTTCCCGGAAGTCCTGTTGAGCGTATATCCTCGCCACTGATCTGTGGACCACGGTGTTCCGCTCACGGTCATCGTGAGCGTTCCGCCAGACGATGCTGAGCCTGTTTCGTAAGGCCCGGCCGGGTTGTTGTCGTCCCAAGGATTGAAGCCAGTTGCCCCGGACGCCTCGGCATTTCCGGGTGAAAACGGAGCGTGTGAGTTGTCGTTTCGGACGTTTAGGATCTTTAGCGGATTGTTTTCTGCAGCGTATCCGGAAACGGAGTTGCTCCAGATTACACCCACTCCGCTCCGGAAGTATGTCACGGTTCCAGCAGAATCGTTACCTGTGAAGGTGTTCATGTAAACCTCGACGGCTCGGCCGCCTCGGCTTCGTCCGCCCGACTCGGTGCCATGAAATTCAAGCGAACCCTTGGAAAGCTCGTTGTATCGGAAAACATATCGCGATCCGCCGAAGCCATCAATGGTGGTGAGATGACCCGACCATTGGTTGTGAATGATGTTGTCCTCAAAAAACATGAACTGGTCGGTGCCAAACAGGTTTGATGCCGCATAGGATTTGTCGCCGTATGCCCCGCCGTCGAAGTTTGCATGATGCACGTATGCAACTGGAACCTGACTTCCACCAGCAACATAGTTATGGTCATAAACCCCAATCGCACCGTTAATATCGAAAGACCAAGCGGCCATTCCAACAAAGCGATTCGTGGCAATTCTAATCCTAGCAGTCCCATTCGATCCGTTTGCCTGAATCGCACTAACACCAAAAACTGAATTCGACCAAATTATGCCGAAGATTCGATTAGTTGTTCCATGCTCCATGTTTACAATGTATCCATGATTTCCAAATGTGAGCGAACCAAGATTTAGTATCGTCGGTGTTGGATTGTTAGTAGTCCCAACAACGGTCAGTCCCTTGTTATAGTTAGTTAGGCTGGCCGAGTAAGCTGCGGACGTGCCTCCGGGAATGACAACCGTATCGCCGGTAACGGCTGTGTTGAGCGCGGTTTGAACGTCTGCGCGCTCGACGCTGGCGGCATTGATAGTTGCGGCCTTTGCCGACAGCGAACCACAAATCAAAATGACTAGGACTAAGCGCATCAGAATGGATAGGTTAATCCGCTTCCACCGTTGTAGAGCGTTGTCCGCTCGCCGGCGGTTAGAACTCGGCCATTCCAGAAACCAACCTCGTCAATTATTCCGTCAAAGCTCAAGCTATTGTTATAGGCTGGGGCAGAAATTCGGAATGCTGCTGTGCCATTTTGTGTTCCTCCTGTCCATGCAGTGCTGGCAGCAGCTCCGTCATTAACGCTGATGTTTAGCGTATCGGCCGCACTATCATGCCACGCCACAACGAAATACCATGTGGCTGTAGATAGCGTAGTGCCATGAGTGACAGTCGCAGACGTGGTGCCATTGCCTACTGATAACCTAAGCGCCGGGCTTGAGTTAACGTCTAAAAGAAATTCCGTGCCGGTAGTTAAACCGGCGCTGTCTTTGCTAACGATGCCAACACCAAAGCCAGTAGAAGACTCAAGCTGAATCCAGCAACTCACAGTGAAGTCTGTATCGGTGCCAAAACTCAACGCAGCTTCATCGGCACGGTTCAGATAGGTTGGAGTGCCGAATTCAAAATCAGCTCCGTTGCTAATCTTTGCAGCCACTCCAGAAGTCGAAGCTGAGTCAGTCAATGTCAATGCATTTGCAGTGCTATCGCTTCGACTTCCAGAAGCCTCATCGAGCTTCCAGTAGCCAGTAAGGCCAGTGAGAAGGCTTGAAGCTGAGCCGGCAGGCTTCAACACGCCGGCAACAAAGAAAGGGTTACTTACACCAGGACGCCCGGCTCTTTGGGCCAGAATCGCGCCGGCAATCAAAAGGAAGAACAGCGCAAACAATAATCGCTTTACTCCCATAGGGTCAGTGTCGGGAATAGGTTTGTGCCCTTGGCCGTTATGGCCAGGACGTAGTTCTTGTCATTAGTCAACGTGGTCCACAGTGGGCTGTTAACGTTCGTCCTGATGGCAACGCCAAAGCCAAAAGCAGACCCCCAGTTAATTCCACGCGGGATAAGCTGTGGCGTAATCCAGATCGTTTTGGAAGGAGACGTGCCTTCGGCAAGCCCACTCCAATTCGTAAACGTTGCGTTGTTCGTGAGGAACAAATCTACGCTGTTGGTCGTGGCGAAGTTTACCTCGATGTTTGAAAGGCTGGAGTTTGTCGGGATCAACCTTGTTTCGACTATGTAGTTTATCTGCCCAACGTTTGAAATGATATTGGGAGCAACAAACTCCAACGAAGTCCCACCAAGGTTTGTCAGGACAGCGTTTCCAATTCCAACCGTCACAACGCGAGAAGCAAAGTTTGTGTCCAGCCGAACCATGTTGCCCGGCCCTAGGTCAAGCGATGCCGTGAACACTTCAACGTTGGTCTGAACGTTAAGCCGCGAAACCCGAATCCGGTTCCACGCGTTCGATGAGATAGACGGAACCGCGCTAGGGTTTCCGGCATACTGCGATGCCGTGAATTGCGGAAGCTGAGCCGTAACGCCGTTGCTTGGCCATATCCACAAGTCAATCGAGCTACCGTCGGCAATCTCAAAAAGCAGGTTGGTCAACCCGCCGGCATTCGCCGCGAATACATTCGTGAACAGCGAGCCCGCGCGCGCGAGCGTATTGCTGTAATACATGTTCGTTCCAACTAGAGTTCCGCCGCTACCGACAAAAGAGATGGCCTGGGTGACCTGCAACCATCCCGCGGCTTGCACCGGGTTATTTGTGGAAGCAGATCCTCCGGATGCAGCCAACGTTCCAGCGGTCAATGTCAGGTTTGCTCCAATGGTTACAACGCCCGCGTTTGTCCCTCCGTCAATGTAGAGCAACGAGTTTGTCGCCTGCCCTCCAGCAAAGTGGAAAGCATGGGCGGCGTTAGTTCCGTTGACGTATGATCGCCCGTGAACATGTAGTCGAGCGGCTGGGGAATTGGTCCCGATGCCCTGGCCGGTCGTGGTCAGATTCTTGACGAACGTATTTGTGCCGGCATCGGAGATTGCTGCCGTGGCAACGTCCTCAAACTGGTTGTTGTCTAGCACCGTCCCGACAGAACCTGCAGCGATGTTGATCCCGTATAGTGCACCAACAGATCCAGTCCTGTCTCGCGCTACGTTGTGCCGAATGACGTTGTTGCTTGAATGTGCCAGCGTTGCCGTGCCGGCCATGTATATTGCCTCCAAGCTGCCGTTGGTGCTGACGTTATGGAACGTGTTGCCCTCGATAATGGAATCCCGAACGCCGATGAGCTGCAACCCACGCCCGCCGGCGGAGTCGATAAAGTTCCGCCTGACCTGCAACCCGATCATGCCAGCCGAACTTCCCGAGGTTGCATCCCCAAACACTAGCGGAGCGTGCTGGCCATAGAGGAAATTCCCTTCAACAATGGTCGGTTTGATCGGCCGGATTGCGCTAGTGAAAGCCTCAATTCCGGATCGTCCGTTTACGATCAGGTTATCACGCACGCTCAGCCCGTCGATTACGGACAACTGGAAATGCGCCACCTCAAGAGCGTTGCTTGTGTCCCTGGAATAACCCAAGTCCTGAATGCTCTCATTGCCGTAAATCGCAACGTCTTGGTTGTTCGTAAACGATCCAGTGATGATTGCACCGTCTAGCCAGTTGCGGATTCGATTGCCGAAAATCCGGTGCGGGCCGGACCGTTGGTGCGTCCCGCCGGCATCGTAACCATAAAGCTCAATCCCGCGAGCCGTGGCGATAATGTCATTCCCCCAAACCTCGGTCTTGCCGGCGAGCTGCAAACCGGCTCCGTCATATCGCGCAACGCCTGGAACCCATGTCCCGCAGTTAGTGATAGTATTTCCCCATGCCCGAAAGAAATTAGTGTAAGGATTATCCGATGCGTCTTGAATGAAACCGATGCCGAACCTTTGGAATGAAGCTACGTAAAGATTGTGAACGTCCACGCGCCCGAGGTTTCCACCGAGCCGAATACCGCAAAGAAAATGAGTCTCTGCCACGGAAGAGAAATTTGTATTCCGAACGCCACGCATCTTAAGATTGCTGATTGTCAGCTTTCCGCTGATTTCGTTGGCGTAAATCGCAGTCCCTTCCTCGTCGCTTTGCAGATAGGACGACATTCCCCACCCTGTCAAAGTGATATCGCCAACCTTGTTTGTGATGTTTACACCGCCGGTCCCGGAGTTTGTTACCCCTAGCACGTCGTTTGTCGCCGCTAGGACAAAGATGGTTTCACCGCCAAGCGCGGCGATTGCTGCGTTGCTTAGGTTGTTCCATGGAACGCTCCCGCGGACGCCGGTTGCCGCCCCCTGCGGGTGAACAAACAGAATGCTCCCTAGATTTGTAACCGCCAGCTTAAGTAGATTGATCTGCGTCTGAATGCTATTCGTCGCCCCGTCAAGATACTCCAATTCAGTCAGGTCAACCGCAGGGGAATTCGTAATATCGTTTGCTGAATTGATAATCGCAACACGGCTTGCCGTAACGTTTCCAAGCTGAATTCCACCATCTCCGTGAATCACACCGTTTGCAGTTAACGTCCCGTAAGAATTCAGATTTGTCAGCAACGGCGAAGACTTGATAGTCAATTCAACCGATGGCCCGAACTGGTTCGCGTTTGTAGAAATGCCGGCGCCGCTAGCCGTTGACGCAATGACGATGTTTGTTCCCTCGTTGGTCAGGACAACATTCGCCCCGGCGGAAATTGAACGAAGTAGGTTTGTGTCTCCAGTCTTTCCATAGACAAGTCCGATCCGAGTGGCGTTAGTAACAGATACCTCCCCGTTGTATGCTGGGGTTGCAGTGGAAGTGTTAGTGATATAAGGGCCAAGCGATCTTGCTAAGTTTGAAACCGAAATGGATTTTGTCCCATTGGTAGCGTTTGGAAACATCTCAACTGCCAAAAGGTTTGTTGCCGTAACAGCATTCGTGCTAGTAAGCGAAGAATACCTCTGTCCGAAAAGGCTTAGCGGCAACAAAAGCAAAAAAGCAAAAATCGTTTTCATCCTTCAATAGGTCTCCCGTCCTCAGTGAGAAGCCAATTACCCTCGGCAGAGAGCAATGGATTGACCGGCTGACGCTCGCCGGCGTGGCGAAGAAATACCGTAACGTAGGATTGCGCGTCGTCTTGCTTTACTCTTGCAACGGAGAACAGTTCGTTCCTGAAAACAACCCGATTTCCTTCATTGATGCACGCCTCAACTTTTACGTTGTGAAGCGATGCGCGCTCTATCATAACCGACAGGTCATAATCCAGAGCAAGACCGCCGACCTCCAAATTGTTACCTCGCTCGAATTGAGCAACCAGACATTGATAATTCCCGATGCCGATGTGAATCGTTTCGGTCGGGAAATCGGAGAACGGTAAAAGCTCGTCGGCTGCTAATTGAGCGGCTGTCATGGTCGGCAGCCAATCGAATCCGACTGGCTTTTATCAGAGAGTTTTCATTCCGTCCGTCGCCGCAAACTGCGGCTCGAAATTGCGCGAGACGTGCGCTCCATAGGCTCGCCAGCGTCAACCGTGGACGATGCCGGCTTGTCAAACTTCAGACCGTATTTCTTCACAACATCATCGGGGACCGAGGCCCCGGCGCGGCAAACCAAAAAAGCCGCACCGGGGCTGCCCTCACGCACGATCTCGCCAGAGGACGTGCGGTAAAGTGTTTCGGTCGCGATCATCGCGTGATGAAATAAGCGTTGGTCAACCAGAGAGAATGCGTGTTGTTGTTGGTGATGTATTTGATTCTCACCCCTGTAAGGTTTCCGACGTTCGCGATTGTTGGAGGAACGTTGGACCAGTAATAATAAGGACTCGTCCCGTTCGGTGTCAGCGTAAACGTGGCGGTCTGGAGCGTGGAGTTGTTTGCGTTTGTCCCGTTCGGGTCGGAAACAAACTCAACAACCAGCCCGCCGTTGGTTGTAGCGGCCGAGTTTGTCGATCCGATCGTCGCATAGAAGCCAAACCCGTTTGCACCAACTCGACCAACGCGAGCGCTGGTTGTCGGAACGTTGGTTGCAACCATCGTGCCGACGAAAAACGGAGTCGTTTCAGCGAGTGCATCCTGGTAGCTCGGACCCTGAACCCACTGCGCGCTGGCAGTCGAAACAACGGCCAAAGCCGCGAGAATAGAGAAAAAGGTTTTCATGTAGTTTGTCCTTTCGTGTTCGATGTCATTACGCCGGGATACCGGTCACAGTGCAGAACGCGGTCGGGCGATAAACCGCAAGCCCGTGTCGGATGTAGGCACGAATCGCAATGCGTCCGTTGGCGAAGTCGCTCGCGTCGCTGTTGCTCACGTCAACCGTCATGCCGGCCCGCATCCAGAGCTGAGCGCCGATCCGAAACGCACCGACAAGAGCCGTTCCCTGATCAATCGCGGTCGTGATAACCGCTCGCAACCCCCAGATTGGTGCAACGTTGGAAAATGCACCCTGCCCATACGGACCATAAACCGGTCCGCCGGCCAGATATTGTCCGTTGCCGTCCTTTGCAAGGCGATAATTCTGGTAGTCCGTTGGGTGAATCAGGACAGCATCAGGCTCGTAAAATCCAACGGAGCGGACTTTGGTGATAGCTTTGAAGATCGCGTCAACAACGCTTGGGCTGGCACCGGACGCTTCGGTCTGGATGTTAGACGTAGCGAGAATACCGGTGATCTGATTCGATAGACCGGTGCCGTCCACAAGATGCTGATCCTGAAGCTGTGCGACAGCAAACGGGATTCTAGCGTTGAAATAACTCGAAATAGTCGAGCTATCCGCGAGGATCTCATCCGTAGCGCGGGCAATGACGCCGACCTTGCGGATCGCGGCATCCTGCTCGCTCAGATCCCATGACATTTCCTGAAACGTCCCTTCCTCCGCCAGCGCCGTTGCGGCGTTGGTGAAGGTATCCTCTCGCAGGTATCGGATCGTGGTCTGCTCAGTCATGCCAGGCGCAAACAAATCAGCAACAAGTAGCGGCTGCTGCTCAACCATGACCATTCCTGGCGGACGTTCGTATTTGGTCAGGCCGGCAACCGTGGTCGTGAGAGTTGCGCGAGTTTGAAGTGGGATTTCAACGGTCCGCTTGACCATCAACTCACGAACATTTCGACCGATGATACCCTGCAAACCGCCTCCAGGATTGGCAAGACGATCAGCGAAGATTTCGCCGAGGCTACGGTTTTCATCCTTCGGTGCCGGAGCATCCGCGGCGCGTTCCTTTGGAGCCTCGGTGTTCATCTGGTCCAGAATCCAATCGTTGAACGACGCGGGGGACATGTCGCTCTCAATCGCCCGCTGCGCCTCTTCCATGGCAGTGGGAACTTTGGAGCGGAACTTCTGAGCGGCCGAAAGGATCGCCTTCAGGCGGCCCTTTTCGGAGTTGCGAGCGGTCAGGATGGCGGCCGAATTATCAGACGAACCGCCGCCGCCGTCGGTGGGAGCCTGGTTGTATTGGATCTTCATTTCTTTCCTTTCGGACCGGATTTCAACCGGCCATTGTTCGTCGTTGCCGGACCGCATTACGCGTGCGGTCGGATCGGCGGGGATTCCCACCAGCGAAATTTCCATCGGCTCCCAGTCGGTCGCCCGATATTCCGGATTCTCACTGTCCGGATTCTTTTCCTCGTATTTGTGGACTCGGTAACCGACCGAAACCCAACGCAGAGTGCCGTCTTTTACCTCATTGAACGCCTCTTCTCCTGAAGCCGTGCGGGCAAACCGGATTTCCGCTGTGCCCTCTCCGCCTGAAAAGTCGCATCCCTCCGTGATACCCACACGGCGCATGGCGGAATGTTCCAACAGAACCGCGGCACCGGCTTTTACACGTTCCGTGCGGACCGCGGATGGAGAACAGTCCAAAATCTCAGTTCCATACCAGCGTTGAACCGGAGTTTCCGACGCGAATTTCACCTTAACAGTCCGCTTTTCTTCGTTCATCGAAGCGCGGTTAAGCTCAAAGGAACGCTCCAGCATCCCTAGCTTGTTCGGTGTATTACTCGCCGTCATTGTTCGCAGCGCTATTGCCAGAATTTTACCCTGTCAATGCCTAATTTTACCGTTCCTTTCGGGCATGTTTTTGGAATCTTCGGTGTCTTCATCGCCGGATTCATCATCAACTTCATCCTCAACTTGCGGCTCATCGGTGATTTGGACGCCTGCCTTTTCAGCAATGGAATTCTCCGCGGCTAATTCCTCGACGATATCTTCGAACACTCCGCCTTGCTCCTCAATGACCTTAGTCCTAGAACTCAACCCGTTCTTAATCGCAACGACACTGGCGTTGATGTCCTTCAGGGGATCAACCCAAGGCCAACGACGCCCGCGGAACACGGGCTGATTCAGACGGTCAAAAGCATCAACGCCATAACCCGCGATTGCTCCGGAAGTCAAAGCCATCAGAAGCCAATCGGAAAAAACAATCTCCGCGAAATGTTCGATAAGATGCTTTTGCAGCCGCTTGAAAGCTTCCTGCTCCTCAAGTTTTCCGGCACGGATTGAAGAATAGTTTGTCTCCGAAAGATCACCGGTCAGCGTTGCATAGGACATTCCTACACCCGACGCCGTTGCGATCAATGCCGTTTTAATGAACGGGCCAAAAGCATCCGTTGGATGCTTCGGATCGTATGGAACAAACGTTGTTCCAGCCGGAAGTTCATCAAAAGATCCCGGCTCAAAATCATTCAGAGTGGCCGGATTCCCGTCCGAATCGTATTGTGTCTCACCCTGAAATTTGGCGCCACGGTCGGATTGAAACCACCCGCCCTTTGACGATCCGGCTCGGGCCGCAACGGACTCGGAATAGATGTATTCCCCGAGCTGCTTCAACGTGGCTGCACCAGCAACCATTCGCGGAACTCCAATGCAAGACGTGATCCGCTCACGGAATGAGTAATGGATAATCTCGCTTGCCTCAATGCGTTGTCTGTAACGACTGGCAGCACGCCAACCTACAGTATCACCGGGATGACGATCGAGAATGTGATACGCCACCGTCCGCCCCATGTCGTCCTTCTCCACTCCCATGAAAACGTTGTTCCCGTTTTCGGCCGTCCCGGTGTAGTTAATGTCCAGTTGGTCAACCTCGAATAGTTGGAGCTGGAACTTGTGCGGACCGTATTTTGTGCCGGCCCGCTTGCGGATAATCACTCCGCCGTCACGCGCAGCAGACCTAAGAACGAGCCTAAGAACGTCAATAAAGCTTTCTTCCCCGGTTACTGTGCAGTTGCCGATCTTGCACCATTTCTTCCAAGCGGACCAAACCGCGTCGTTGGCCTTTTTATCCAATGCACCGCTTGAATTCCGTGCCGTAACCGACAGCGAAAGCCCCTCGCAACCCAAGACGTTATTCTCAAGCCGATCGTAGAATCCTCTGGCGAAGTCGTTGTCTAACTCCTGTTGCCGCATCCGATCACGGATCAGTTGAATCCGACCGATCAATGCGGCATCTCCGGTCATCGTTGAAGGATTCCAATCCTCTGTCAGCCGGCCAACAGCAGCGGCCTTCATCAGCGTACGAACACGCGTGACGATTACCTTGCGAGCCTTAAAAAGATTGCCGAATATGCTCATAGAAACCGCGCAAGAATCTTGCGATTGCGGCCGCCTGACTGCTCGTTTGCAACCATGCTCTGAGCGTGTGATAGAAGAGAAAGAATCTCCGCGTGCGATCGCATGGTGTGCGACCTACCATTGATCGTGTAGGAAACCTCCTTACGTCCCGATGCGTCCATCAAAGCGTCTTGGCAATCGTCCCGAACCTTCTCCCAGAAAGTCCGATAATCGTAGGCGCCAGCCGTTGGATTCGGATAAACCGTGATGTTGCGACGAAATATCTCAAACCGATCCGTGCCATCTGACACGGAACCAATCATCAGATATTCTCCGGACGTATATGCCGCTGTCGTCGCAGCCGGAACGTCGATTAGATGCTCCCCATCGTCATCGGAACCTGAAAAAGAAATGGCAGTGCCGGTCTGAGGTATCAGCCGATAGGTGAGAGTCCACGTTGATGGGTCGTAATCTTCTAGATTACGCTTCCAAGTCCACGAGTCTCCTACAGTTAGGGTCTCGGGCTCATTTGTGGGGACTTCCGCTGCCATTGCGGGCAGCGCTATTGCCAGAATTCCGGCTTGTCAACACCGTTTATCTACGACGCCAGACCATCCTAGGGGGGTGTTTCGGTAGGCTTTTAGTAGCTTGCACGGTCTGTCTTGCGGGATTTGGAGCGGAATTTGAAGACGTAACTACCGTCGAACGGGCTGGAACCTTGGCCAATTTACCCAATGCATCCCAGTCAGGGGACAATAAATCCAAAACAGCTATGGAGTAAACCCGGATGTCTAGTGCCTCATTACGATCCCGTGTCTTAACCCACTGCCGACGCGCACCAACCGTCCGCAATTCCTCCGCTCCTAACTGTTGGAAAAAATCCTCGTTGTAGGTGTGCGGGAAATGCATGTATCCGGGCGAAGGAGAAGGTAACTTCAAACGCTCCATTATGGTGGACTTCGCCCGATCGGTCCCAACGAGTAGCAGGTTGACGCCGTTTTTCTGCATGGACTCCGCGGCCAGCGGCGCTCCAACGGTGGACGATCCCTTGACCGCTATCACGCCTGGCTGCCCCCTCGTTGCCTGCCTCCGTTTCAATACGTAGTCATAAACCGACTGGGCAAAACCGAATCCCTCAACGTTACCACCGGAGTCAATCCCTGTAATAGACGGTTGCAGAACGGCCCCGGTTGCCGTCGTGTATTTCTTCGATCGGATCTTATCGAGTTCAACCCAAGGCGACGGCCCGAGTGGATTCCCGAAAATAGTGAATCGTTCGATACCCCAAGACTCCTCTCCGTCCCCCCATCCGACAATTTCACCCTCGATACGATCCGCTTGCACGTCACAAGTAAGCGTCAAAAGGCAAATCGGAGCCGGAATGTTCACGCCCCAATTCTCCCGACGATTCATAATCGGAAACATGTCCACCTTGTCAGTGTCCATCTTGTGCGTCTCGGACTTGAACGTATTGATCCACGCTTTCAACGTCTCCTTCCCCTTCCGTTTCGCCTCCAGAAATTCCTTAATCATCTGCGTCATGCGGTCTCTGTGCGGCCGTTGCGGCGGGAACAAGCAATAGATCCCGTTCATGTGATACCCTCGAGTCCCGTTGAACGGCATAGTAGCGCGCCATTCCCCTGCGCGCACCATCGCCTGGCGCTGTTCATCGGTTAGTTTCTCGTGGCAATGTGTGCATTCCAGCCAGTTCTCGTCCGGTTTGTCCTTCTCCCATCTTACGTTCTCCCATTCCAACGTCTGAAGCTTTCCACACTTCGGGCATGGGCAAAACCATTTGCGTTGATCGGACGCTAGAAATTCCTTTTCGATGCGAGACACGCCGGCCTCCGTTGGCGTGGATGTCTTGATTGAGATTGCGTCCTTGTAGGATGTTGTCCGCCGCTGCGCCAGCCATACCGGGTCGCCCTCCTCGCCGGCGCTTAAAGGGTATCGGTCAACCTCGTCGCAAATCAACAACCGGATAGGACGCATCGCAAGCTGCGCCGGTGAATTGGTCCCGACAATCGTTATATGTCCTCCAGGGAATTTCTTATGAAGTATAGTGTTCCCTGAATCCCTTGACCGCGGGTCGCGCACCTTGCCGTTAAGCGCAGGAGTGTCTCGAATCATCGGCACCAAACGATCCTTGCTCCATGTTTCCGCCATATCTCCGGTCGGTTGGAGAACGAGAATCGGGCACGGATCAACATCGATCTGATAACCGACGATGTTGTTTATCGTCTCCGTCTTTCCGGTAACCTGCGAAGCCCACATTAGCACGATGGAACCAATCCCGGGGTCTATCACAGAGTCCAAAACCTCCCGCTGCCATGGCGCCAAATCGAAAGTGAACCGCCCTCCGCTCTTGGCCGATGCCTCCGGAGACAATGCGCGGCGTTGCTCTGCCCACTGGCTAGGCGTGATCCGGTCCGGTGGATGCCACGCGGATTCAGCAAGACGCCGGATCAGCGCGGCGATTGTCGGCTTGTCGTCCCATGCTGTCATTTTGCATCCGGACTTGCCGGCGGATCTGTGTCTTCCTTTTGCTCCTCTTTGATCTCTTCAATCGTCGCCTTGCTAAGCTCCGCGAGGATGCCGTCCTTGTCTCTGTCGGGCAGTGAGCTTGTGAGAATCACCCGGCGAATGCTCATGCAAATATTGGTCCACGCTCGCTCCGTTGCACTGACTTCGATAACCTCGCCACGGGCCTTCGCTAATTGCACCTCGGCTAAGTCCGCTTGCAACGCCGTGAGCCGCTTCTTCTCATCCTCCAAACTCTGCCGGCCCGGCACGCGTCCCTCGGCACCCATGCGCTGCATCGCGAGCGCAAAATCTTTTAGGGTGAATTCGTGCCCGTCCCCAAGTCCGGCTAACCATTTTTCCAACGTCCGCCGGTCAATGCCCGTGAGCGTGCCAAGTCGGTTGATCGTAAATTTCTCGTTCCTGTTCAGCTTCGGCCTACCCATTTTTTGGTTTCTCCGTTGGGTGCATACACCCTATTTGCATTTTCAACCGATCAACAACCGACACCATCCGAGCGGCCGTTAACACCATCCGTCCGGATTGCGTAAACCGTTGATAACGGACCACAACCGGAATCGCACGTTAACAGTAACGGGTTATCTAAGTAGCGGTGGAACAGCATGTTACGCTGTGTCTAGAAAAGGATCGAACTCGGCCAC